TAGATATTAATTACGGTGACGAACAAAACTTACCTCCTCCAACAGACCATAACGCAAACTTAGCAGACTATTTAGATGAAACAGAGTCTGGTAAATTAAGCTCTGAACTAATTGAAAACTATAAAGATTATAAAACATCAAGAAAAGATTGGGAACATACATACACAACTGGACTTGACTTATTAGGATTTAAATATGAAAAAAAATCAGAACCGTTTCAAGGTGCCTCGGGCGCGACTCACCCGGTTTTGGCTGAAGCTGTTACACAGTTTCAGGCTCTCGCTTATAAAGAGTTACTCCCGGCTACTGGACCAGTAAGAACACAAATCTTAGGTATCAATACTCCGGAAAAAGTTCAACAAGCGAACCGTGTAAAAGAATTTATGAATTTTCAAATCATGGATCAAATGAGGGAATATGAACCTGAGTTTGATTCTATGTTATTTCATCTTCCACTAGCTGGATCAACTTTTAAAAAAGTTTACTATGATGATTTATTAGGACGAGCTGTTTCTAAGTTTGTTCCTGCGGACGATTTAGTAGTTCCGTATTCTGCTACCTCATTAGAAGATGCGGAATCCATCGTTCACGTAATTAAAATTACAGAAAATGATTTGAGAAAGCAACAGGTTATGGGTTTCTACAAAGATGTAGAAATACCTCTACCTGGCCAAGGTAAAGAAAGCGAAATTGAAAAAAAAGAACATGAATTAGAAGGTGTAAAGAAAACAGGAAGAAACGAAGACTTACACACTCTTTTAGAATTTCATGTTGATTTAGATTTGGATGGTTTTGAAGACATTGGACAAGATGGGGAGCCAACAGGAATTAAATTACCTTACGTTATAACTATTGATGAAGACTCTCAAGAAATACTATCTATTAGAAGAAACTACATACAAAATGACCCGTTAAAAAAGAAAATAAATTATTTTGTACACTTTAAATTTTTACCAGGACTAGGTTTTTATGGTTTTGGTTTAATTCATATGATTGGTGGACTATCAAGAACAGCAACAGCTGCTTTAAGATCTTTGTTAGATGCAGGAACATTATCAAACTTACCTGCAGGATTTAAACAAAGAGGAATTAGAATTAGAGATGATGCACAATCAATCCAGCCAGGAGAATTTAGAGATGTAGATGCGCCAGGTGGCAGTATTAGAGATGCATTTATGATGCTTCCATACAAAGAGCCTTCACAAACTCTATTACAGCTTATGGGTGTCGTTGTAAGTGCAGGACAAAGATTTGCTTCAATAGCAGACCTGCAAGTAGGTGAGGGTAATCAGCAAGCCGCGGTGGGAACGACAGTCGCCTTGCTTGAAAGAGGAAGCAGAACAATGTCTGCAATTCACAAAAGAATTTACTCCGCATTAAAAGAAGAATTTAAATTACTTTCAGGAGTATTTAAAACATACTTACCCCAAGAATATCCTTACGACGTTGTCGGTGGTCAAAGAACTGTTAAACAAATGGACTTTGATGACAGGATAGATATATTGCCAGTTGCTGACCCAAATATTTTCTCACAATCACAGCGAATATCTTTAGCGCAAACTGAGTTACAGCTGGCAATGTCCAACCCTCAGATTCACAACACATACAATGTTTATAGAAACATGTACGAAGCGTTAGGTGTAAAGGATGTGGATTCAATATTAGTACGTCCTCAACCACCGGCTCCAAAAGACCCGGCGTTAGAACATATAGATGCAATGGGCCAAAAACCTTTTCAAGCATTCCCTGGACAAGATCATAGAGCACACATTACAGCTCATATGAATTTTATGGCAACAAACATTGCTAGAAACAACCCAATGATTATGGCAAGTTTAGAAAAAAATATTTTTGAACACATTTCATTGATGGCTCAGGAGCAAGTTGAAATGGAAATGGCACAAGACATACAACAAGTTCAACAAATACAACAACAAGCTCAACAAAATCCACAGATGGCACAAAATCCACAGGTACAACAACAGTTAAAACAGTTTTCAGACAAGTTTGAAGCAAGAAAAGCTGTTCTAATTGCTGAAATGACAGAAGAATTTATGAAAGAAGAAAAAGATATTACTTCTCAATTTGATAATGATCCTCTTGCTAAGCTAAAAGCTAGAGAATTAGACCTCAGAGCCGCTGAAAACCAAAGAAGAAAAGAATATGACTCTAAAAGAATTGAATTAGATCGTATGAGAGCGGTTATGAACCAACAAAACCAAGACAATAAGTTAGAACAGAACGAAGAATTAGCTGAAATGAGAGCTGAGACATCTATTGAGAAAACTTTATTGCAAAATGCACTTAAAAAAGATACATAATAATTAAAATAGGAGACTTATGATCAAAACTCAATCTAAACACGTAGATTTTAAAAAATTTACTAACAAAGACGGTCTTTTGAAAGGCGGAGTACCTGTTGAGATGTCAAAACCAAACGAATCTCAAACAGATAGAGTACAAGGCCAAAAAAGAATGTTAAAAAACAAAAGATCAACTGTAACTTGGTACTAACATGTGGTTTTCGGCACTTAAATTAGCCGTATCTGCTGGAAGTAAGATTTATGCTAATAAGCAGAAGGCAAAAGTAGCAATGTCTGATGCACAACTGTTGCATGCAGAGCGTCAAGCTCGAGGTGAGGAAGCTTACCAAGGGAAATTGCTAGAAGCAAGACAATCGGATTATAAGGACGAGGCGGTTCTTGTAATTCTCACGTTGCCCATATTGGTGCTTGCATATGGAGTCTTTTCAGACGACGCACAAGCGATGGACAAGATAAAAATCTTCTTTGATCATTTCCAGTCGCTCCCGTCATGGTTCACAAATTTGTGGATCCTTGTAGTGGCGAGTATTTATGGTATAAAGGGAACACAAATATTTAAAAACGGAGGAAAAAAATAATGAGAACTGATTATCAACCGAAACCTAGAGTAAGACCTAGACCTGATCATGAAAAAGCAAATGGTAAAGTTTTATCTGCTAAAGATAAAAAAATGCTAGAGCTTTCACCAAAAGGTAAGATCAAAAAAAATACTCAAACTGGTTAATACAAATGTCAAAAGATAAAAAAGACAAAAAAAAGAAAAAAATACCTGAAGGTAAAAAGGGTAAGGGAATTAGAAAATTAAAAAAAGTTGCTCCAAAAGTTGCTAAAAGAATGGGCTACAAAAAGGGGATGAGAGCCTGTGGCTAAGCTTTGTGCAAAAGGTAAAGCGGCAGCGAAGCGTAAATTTAAAGTTTACCCCTCGGCATACGCAAACATGTACGGTTCAGCCGTATGTTCTGGTAAAATAAAACCAGGCGGTAAAAAGAAAAAACCTAAAAAAAGAAAATAATGGCCGAAACCGGTTTAAGAAAATGGGTGAAAGAAAAATGGGTGGACATTGGAGCACCGAAGAAAAACGGGAAGTATCAACCTTGCGGGAGAAGCAAAGGCTCAAAGAGGAAATATCCAAAATGCGTCCCACTTGCAAAAGCCACACGGATGTCAAGCTCGCAAAAGGCGAGTGCTGTCAAACGAAAGAGAGCAGCTGGAAATCCGGGCGGTAAACCAACCAACGTTAAAACATTTGTAAAGAAAAAATAATGTCTATTAGAAAAACAACAAAAGGTCCGGGAGCTAATTACAGACCAACTAAGTCTGGAGCTGGTATGACTGCTAAAGGTGTAAAAGCTTATAGAAAAGCCAATCCTGGATCAAAATTAAAAACTGCAGTAACAGGGAAAGTTAAGAAAGGTTCAGCGGCAGCTAAACGTAGAAAGTCATATTGTGCGAGATCACTCGGACAACTTAAACGATCTTCTGCTAAAACTAGAAATGATCCAAATTCTAGAATTAGACAAGCCAGAAGACGTTGGAAATGCTAGACAGATTTATATATAAATTTTTAGGAAAACTTGATAATATTTTTTCATTTATTGAAAATTATGCTATTAAAGTCACTGAATGGTGTTGGCAAACAAGAGTAAGAATTTTAAAAAAAAGGAGAAAGAAATGAAAAGAGCAATACTAGAAGCACTAGAAGCAAGATATAATGCACAGATAGCTGAAGCTGATGCAACAATTAAAATATACTTAGAAAATTCTGTAGGGATTGGTGAGCATCCACAACACATAGACGAAGTGGACAAATTAATTGCTAAAATTACAGAAGCGCAAGAAAAACTAAAAGAACTACAGGCGTTTAAAATATGATTGATCCAATAACAATTGTTTACAAAATTCAACGAATGTTGAAAGAAGGAATCAACCAAATTCAAGAAACATACACATCTGGATCGGTTGACAATATGGAAAAATACAAGTATCTACTTGGTAAAGCACATGCTTTACAAATAATACAACAGGAAATCTCTAACCTGCTAGAAGAGAAGGAGCAAAAAAATGAGCAAGGAAACGTTATCGACTTCGGAAAACCCGAAGATAAAGATGGCTCTTGAAGAAAAATATAAAGAGCAAGAAAAAGAAGAAAAGTTAAAAAGAGTTGACGAAACAAATGTTGACAAAGTAATAGACAACCTACCAGAACCTTCTGGTTGGAGACTTTTAGTTTTACCTTTTACACCAAAAGAAAAAACTAAAGGTGGTTTAATATTTTCACAAGAATCTTTAGACAAAGCAAGGATCGCAACTAACTGCGGTTATGTTTTAAAAATAGGACCAGACGCTTATAAGGATAAAGAAAAATTTCCTCAAGGCGCATGGTGTGAAGAAAAAGATTGGGTGATTTTTGCAAGATATGCTGGATCACGTTTACCAATAGAAGGCGGAGAAGTTCGTATTCTTAACGACGACGAAGTTTTGGGCACCGTTGCTGACCCAGAATTTATGTTGCATTACATTTAATTTCATAGGAGGAAACTATGCCAACAGACAACGAAGAAAAAAATATTCCTATGGTAGATATTGATACGTCAGGACCTGATGTAGATATTGATGTACCAGAGGAAAAAGAAGAAGTAAAAAAAGAAGAAGTAAAAGTTGAACAGGTAGAAACTGTTGAACAAGAAAAAGAAACACCGGCAGAAGGTGAAGAGAAAGATGAAGAATTAGAAAGTTATAGTAAGAAAGTCAAAAGAAGAATTGATAAACTTACTACAAAAATGAGAGAAGCTGAAAGACAAAAAGAAGAAGCTTTAGTTTATGCACAATCAGTAAAAGCAACTTCAGATAGTCTTAAGAAAAAATACTCTCAACTAGAAACAAGTGGCTTAAAAGATAGAGAAGAAAAAATTCAATCTAATCTTAAGGCTACTTATGCAACATTAGCAGCCGCAAGAGAAGCTGGAGATTTGGAAGCTGAAGTTAATGCTCAAAAAGAAATTGCTAGACTTGGTTACGAGGAAGCAAGATTAGAAGAGCAAAAAGATACTACTTCTAAAGCTGAACTTATGGAAAGACCTGTAAACATTACACCGTCTAGAAAACCCGAACAAACTAGAACACCTGATCCAAAAGCACAGGATTGGGCTCAAAGAAACAGTTGGTTTGGTAAAGATAGTGCAATGACTTACACTGCTTTTGATATACACAAAAAATTAGTGGATGAAGAAGATTTTGACCCAACTTCTGACGATTATTATGAAGAAGTTGATAAAAGAATAAGACTTGAATTCCCTCACAAATTTGGTAGAAGTGAGGATAGGGAAACGACTACACCTGTACGAACGGTAGCTTCGGCTAGACGTTCTGTCAAACCCGGTCGCAAAACTGTGTCTCTCACACCTTCACAGGTAGCAATTGCTAAAAAATTAGGTGTGCCACTGGAAGAATATGCGAAACAGTTAAAAATCACGAAGGAGGTATAGCATATGAAAAATGAAGAAAACAAAAAGACCACCCGTGCAAGCCAGTCTAGATCTAAAGAAAAAAGACCTACGACATGGGCTCCCCCGTCATCTTTAGATGCACCACCTGCGCCAAAAGGTTTTAAGCATAGATGGTTACGGACAGAAGTTTTAGGGTTTGACGACACTAAAAATATGTCAGGGAAACTTAGATCAGGTTATGAATTAGTGAGAGCTGATGAATATCCAGATGGAGTTTTTCCAACTATGCAAGAAGGAAAATACGCAGGAGTTATCGGAGTAGGCGGCCTTGTGTTGGCAAGGTTACCGGAAGAGATCGCACAATCTCGAACTGAGTACTTTAAAAAGCAAACTCAGGAGAGAAATGAAGCAATCGACAACGATCTTATGAGGGAACAACATCCAAGTATGCCGATCAATAGTGATCGACAAACTCGTGTAACTTTTGGTGGTTCGAAGAAACGTTAATTTTTTAACAATTCCTACCCGCTAAATTTAATTAAAACCGTGCTGGAGGTCCTTCGGGACAGGCACATAAAGGAGAAACAACTATGGCTAATAGCTCAACTACAGGCTTTGGTTTAAGAATGATCGAAAGATTAGGTAATACACCTTCAATCGGCGGTCAATCTGAATACTTAGTCGAGTCAGGTTTAGGAGTAGGTCTTTATAAAGGTAACCCTGTTTCACTGCAAGATGCAGGTGGATCAGAAGGCTTTTTACAAGATGCTAGTTTCGCAACTACAGACGACACAGGTAATGGTGGCGCTGCTTACGATAATGGGGCTGACTCATTATTAGTAGGTGCTTTCAACGGAATTTTTTACGTTGATAGCTCAACAGCAAAACCAAGATTTGTAAATTCTGTAGACGCAGGAACAATCTTTGGAACTGACTATAATACTGGAAGCAGCAATGGTACTGCATTCGTGAATGACGATCCAATTCAAGAATACATGATCAAAACGGACGCTGCATGTCCAACAAGTAACAACGGAAAAAGCTTCAACGTAACATCGTTTACAGCTACTGACAACAAAGACGGTCAATCGACTGTACTTTTAAATGTTGCCGGTGGTTCAGCTACAACTAAAATGTGGAAAGTTGTCAGAGTCGGTCAAGACCCTGAAAACAAAGACATTTCAGCAGCTGGTGTAAACATGGTTGTTGTAGTTAATTCTGCAAGTAACTTGTACATTAACTAAGCTTAGGAATAG